GAAGAATTATCTGAAAAAATAGATTGGTGGGGAGATGATATTGAAAATTCTTATACCACTGGTACGGCTGCGATAAGGTTAGCATGTATGATGTATCCCAAAGAAGACATATACTGTATTGGATTTGATTATTACCTAGATAGAACAGCAGATAATATTTTTTTAGGTACAAAACATTATAATTATGCTTCGGATATTCATGAAGCCAATCAATATTTTAATTCAAAAAAAGACACACAATTTGACAGAGAAAATTGGATTGTTCAACATAAAAGAATAAAAGAAGAATTTGATAATAAAATATATCACGTTGGAAAACACTTAAACTACATAGAGTTTGAAAATTTACTGAATAAATAATAATATGAGTGCATCAAATAAAGTACCCGATAATTTAAACTATCTCTCCAATATCAGTTTTCGTCTGACTATGGAAGATGCTCCGCATATGACATGGTTTTGTCAGGCAGCAAACATTCCAGGCGTTTCAATAGATGCAATAGAGATTTTCAATCCAACCGCAACTATTCCTGTAGCTGGTTCGAGAGTGAATTTTGAAGAGTTGTCTATCCGTTTTATTGTAGACGAACATATGAAAAACTGGACAGAAATTTATGACCGAATCATAGCACTTGGGCTCGCAGAAGGACAAGAGAAATATCGCAAACTCAAAGCAGGTGGCTCAAATCCAACTGCAAGAGGTGGGACAGTTTCCACTATTGTTCTTACACTTCTAACAAGTGCAATGAATCCTCAAATGGAGTTTCATTTTTACGATGCATTTCCAATTAATGTATCATCTATTGAATTTGACAGTTCCGTTGCAGATGTAGAATATTTTGTTGCAACTGCTACATTTCGTTATGTAAACTATGAAATTAAAAATCTACTTGATAATTGAACTAACTATATAATTTATGACAATTGATGAAATAATGACAATGTGGGAGAATGATTCCCATATTGATGACACAAATTTAGATAATGAATCGTTGAAGATACCCAATCTTCATCAGAAATATTTAAACATTTATAGTAAAGAAAAACGCAAACTTTCTGATTTGAAGACACACTGGAAGGTGTTGTTTCAACAAAGATGGGAAGTTGTGATTTCTAAAAATGGTAAAGGCCCAGAACACAACATACGACTATCCAAGACGGAACTTGAAAAGTATTATGTTGCTGCCGATGAACCATTACAAAAAGCAGAAAAGATTCTTAACGAGCAGGAAGCGAAAGTAGAGTATTTGAGTAAGGTATTATCAATCATTGAGAACCGAAGTTTCCATATCAACAACGCAATAAATTGGAGGAAGTTTGTTGCCGGACTTGGATAATAATGGAACTAGAAATCAATCCTGTTGATAATGTCTATATTCAGATTTCGTGTGAACCATCTCTAAAGATGGAACTGAATCATTATTTTCGTTTTCGGCCAAATAACTATCAATTCATGCCTATGTTTCGTGCGAAGAAATGGGATGGATATGTTTATCTTTTTAATTACGATAGTGGAAAGATTTATACAGGACTAAAACAGGAGATTTATAGATTTGCAAATGATAGAGAATACAGAATAAAAGACTATACTGTATCAAAATATCAACAAATTACAAACGAGGATTATTTTCAGTTTCTCACATCATTTCCTTGTGAATATAAATTGAGAGACTATCAGAGTAATGCAATACGATATGCAATAGACCAACGAAGATGTCTTTTACTATCACCCACAGCTTCTGGAAAATCACTCATCATCTATTACTTGATGCGATATTATTTTCCAAGAAAGTTGTTGATAATTGTTCCTACTCTGTCACTTGTGTATCAAATGTATTCTGATTTTGATGTTTATTCAGACAAAGATTTTAATGTAAAGAATCATGTTCATCAAATCTATGGTGGACAGGAGAAGGAGACAAACAAGGAAGTAATCATCTCAACTTGGCAATCATTATACGAACTTGAAAAATCTTTCTTTAATGATTTTGAGGTGGTAGTTGGTGACGAAGCACATTTGTATAAAGCAAAGTCACTTACAAAAATAATGAAAAACCTAGTGAATGCTCCTTATCGTATTGGGACAACAGGAACATTAGACGAAATAGAGGTACACAAGTTGATTCTCACAGGACTTTTCGGACCAGTAAAAAAGGTTACGTCAACAAAAGAACTTATCAAGAAAAAGACACTTTCAGAAATAAACATTCGATGTCTGGTTCTGAAGTACTCCAAAGAATCGGCTATGATTGTATCAAAACTGAACTATCAAGAAGAGATTGATTTTTTGGTGAGTCATCCTGAAAGAAATAAGTATATTTGTAACCTAGTAGACGGATTGAAAGGTAATTCACTCGTATTATTTCAATTAGTAGAAAAACACGGCAACATTTTGTATGATATGTTGCAAGATAAACTGGACAACTCAAGAAAAGTATTCTTTGTATATGGTGGTACTGATGCAGAATCAAGAGAACAGGTCAGGTCTATTATTGAAACTGAAAAAGATGCAGTCATTTGTGCTAGCTATGGTGTATACTCTACAGGAATCGATATTAAGAATCTTCATAACATCATTTTCGCTTCTCCTTCTAAATCACGTATAAGAAATTTACAATCAATAGGAAGAGGCCTGCGAAAATCAGATACAAAGACAACAGCTTCACTTTACGACATCGCAGATGACCTAACATTTAAAGAGAGGAAAAACTATACTCTCAATCACTTTATGGAAAGAGTAAAGATTTATAGTTCAGAACAATTTCCATATCACATATACACCATACCAATCAAAGGATGAATATGGGTCCAAATATTAAATATGTCAAACTTTCTACAGGAGATGAACTTCTTACAATTTTAGAAAAACCAAAAGAAGGATTTTTCCATTTCAAACACCCAATCAAAATATCTCACATCCTAGACGAAGAAGGTGAAGATGGCGTTCGTTTTACCAAATGGATTCCCTTTACAGAAGACAATTCCATTCCTGTATCCGCCAAATACATCGTCACCATGGCCTCTCTTTCAAAGAAGATGAGTGAAATTTATGATGATATTCTAAAAGAAGTGAATGAACATCAAGAGGATTTCGTATCAGAAGAGATGCTCAAGAACATGATGATTAACTAATATTCTCTGTATATACTATTATTCTTAAAGACTACAGTCTTATTATATCATCTGTGGCACAAATGTCAAGAGAAAAAACATACTTGACATTTGGTTCATAAACATGTATAATGGTATTGTATGATTAAACTTATGAAAGGAACCCAGTGCCAAGAAAAAAACAACATTATGTTGATAATTCTAAACTCCTTGAGGTTATGAGTGAATATCGTGAACAATATCTAGTTGCTAAAGATAATGATATTGAGCCACCACCAATCCCAGATTATGCAGGAGAATGTTTTTTGAAAATTGCAGAGAAATTATCACATCGTCCAAATTTTATCAATTATGCATTTCGTGAAGAAATGGTAAGTGATGGGATAGAAAATTGTGTCATGTATGCGAACAATTTTAATCCAGAGAAATCACAAAACCCTTTCGCATACTTCACTCAAATCATTTATTACGCATTTTTACGGAGAATAGAGAAAGAAAAGAAACAGTTGTACATCAAGTACAAGACGATGAATGAATTTGATTCGTTGGAAGATAATTCTGATACTAGTTCTATGGGGTCAGAAGATTTTATTTCAACTGGAGCCTCACCTCTCACGACAGATAAACGTGCTACAATATATGATTTTATTTTTACTTTTGAAGAGAAGAAAAGGAAAAAGAAAAGGGCCAAAGAAATTTCAGATTCAAAAATAACAAAATTGTCTCCTTTAACAACCTATCTCAACGAGGAACTTCCTGCATGAAATATGCACTTATAACGGACACACACGCTGGTGCAAGAAATGACAGTCTTATATTCGCAAACTTCTTTCAAAAGTTTTATGAAAATGTATTTTTTCCTACTTTAAAAGAAAGAGGAATTACTGATATAATTCATTTGGGTGATATGTTTGATAGACGAAAATTTATCAATTATAGAACTCTCAATTCATGGAAAGAGATGTTTTTTCGCCCTCTTGAAGAAATGGGTGGAAATATTAAAATTATTGTTGGTAATCACGATTCATTTTTTAAGAATTCTCTCAAAATAAATTCTATAGAAGAATTGACAAAGGGAATGGATAATGTAACAATTTATTCAGACCCATCAGTTGTGAAGTTGGGAAATATAGAAAGCCTGATTCTTCCTTGGATATGTGAAGATAATCTTGAACAATCAATGTCGTTACTTGAAAAGTCAAGATGTCCAGTTGTGTTTGGACATTTGCATCTAGAAGGAATTGAACACAATAAAGGTTCCATATGTACAGAAGGATTTTCTCAATCTTTATTCAAGGCCTATCGTAAGGTATTCAGTGGACATTTTCATCACCATTCTATCACAGGTAATATTCATTATCTTGGAAACCCTTACGAAATAACATGGACAGATTATAATGATCAACGAGGTTTTCACATCTTTGATACAGAAACATTGGATACAGAGTTTATACCAAATCCTTTTTCTATGTTTCACAAGATTTATTATGATGATACTGATGGTAAAGAACCAGAACAGGACTTATCAAAGTACAAAAATTGTTATGTCAAAATTATCATTAAGAATAAGACTAATCAATATATGTTTGAGGCTCTGATGGATGGTCTTATCAAGGTTGGAGTAGGTAATATTTCAATCATAGACAATCTTTTTGACATTGAGGATTTGGGTGAAGATTTAGAGAGCATGGAAGATGTAGAAGATACGATGAGTGTGATTGAGAATTGTGTAGACAGTTTACAAATTTCCAATAAGAGTGAACTGAATAAATTAATGCAAGATCTTTATAATGAAGCATTGACAGTGGAGACAGTATGAATAGACAATATGGATTCAGATAAACAAACATTATAAAGGAAAATATGTTACACGACCACCACGAATTGAGAGAAAAAATGGAAAGAGAAACAGTAGATGTAGAACTTGCTCTGGATGACAAAACAATCGTGCAATTGACACTTGCAGCTCATGAACACAAAATGACACTCAATGATTTCATTCTCAAGGTGTTAGAGAACAAAATCAAAGAATCCGATTATCAGTTTGAAGACGGAACTAAACCACAAATATTGAATGAAACAGAATGATTACATTTAGAAAAATCTCTTGGTCCAATTTCCTGTCAACAGGAGATAATCCAACAACTGTCTTTTTTGACAGGTCACCAACAACTCTCATCATTGGAGAGAATGGTTCTGGGAAGTCAACAATTTTAGATGCATTGACTTTTGCACTTTTCGGAAAGTCATTCCGAAATATCAATAAAGCCCAGTTGATTAATACAATCAACGAAAAAGGTTTGTTGGTAGAGATTGAGTTTGCAATTGGTAAAAAGGAATTTCTGGTTCGCAGAGGTGTGAAACCAAATTTATTTGAGATTCATCTGAATGGTAAGTTGATTGACCAACTGGCAAATAACAGAGATTATCAAGAGTATCTAGAAAAGGTCATTCTCAAACTGAACTACAAATCGTTCACTCAAATTGTTTTGCTCGGAAGTTCTAGTTTTGAGCCATTTATGCAACTCAAACAATCAGACAGACGAGCGATTGTCGAGGACTTGCTTGACATACAAATATTCTCAACGATGAATACTGTTCTCAAGAAAAAGAACTTGGAGTTGAAAGATGACTTGGGAACTCTTGAAGTAGAGAAGGGACTGTATAATCAAAAGATTAAGATTCAAGAAGATTATATTGAACGACTCAAGGTAGACAATGAGACAGTCATATCACAAAAAGAAAAAGATATTGAGAATTACAGAAAGACAATCAATGAAGAAACTGATACAGTAGCGGCACTTCAGGTAGAGATAGGAACTCTGGGAGAGAAATTGACAAATGAGGATACTGTCAAAAAGAAGACCAAAGAATACAACAAGGTTCAAAACAAGATTGGCACAAAGAAGTCAGAAGTGGATAAACAACGAGAATTTTTTACCAAGAATGATGACTGTCCAGTATGTGAACAACCTATTGATGCAAGATTTAAAAAGACACGAAATTCACAATTGATGGACCAATCAAAGAAATACGACACTGCTATTGATGACATACAATCAGAAATAGATTCTTTAGAACAAACTTTGCGTGAATTTCAAGAGATTGGTCAGTCAATAGTAGAAAAAAACAAGAAAGTTGCAGCCCTACAATCTTACATCAGTTCATTGGACGAAAATATAGAGAAAACCACAAGTGAGATTGTAAAACTTAAAGACAAGAAAAAACTTGACAATACAGAGAAGGATGAGTTAAAATTATTACAACAGAATCTTGAAGAATGTTTGCAGGATTATGCTAAGTTGACTGAACAGAAACAACTCTAC